GCCGAAGTCACACGGACAAAGCCGGTCCGCTCGCACTTCACCTTCACGCAAGGCGTGAACCTCTACGCATCGACCGGCGTGGCCGCTGTCGTGCGTCCCTGCCTTTTCGCGCGCTTGGATTTAGCCGCGCCCGTCGACGGAACCTGATATGCCACAAGCCTTGACCCTGACCATCACCACGGCGGGCCGCGCCGCCCTGGTCAACGCCAAGCACGACGGCACGAATGTCGTCTTAGTCGCGGCGGTGGGCGTGACCGCGTCCGTCTTCACACCCGATCCATCGTTGACCCGCCTCCCGGGCGAATCCAAGCGACTCGGCACGCTCAGCGGCGGCGCCACCGGCCCCGACACCATCCACGTCACGATTCGCGATAACAGCGCCGACACGTACACCGTTCGTGGCATCGGCTTGTACCTGCAAGACGGCACGCTGTTTGGGGTGTACGGCCAATCCGGTGTGCTGGCTGAGAAGTCCACCCAGGCCACGTTGCTGCTGGCTGTCGATGTTCGGTTTGCGGACGTCAACGCGGCCGACCTGGTGTTTGGCGATACGAATTTTCAGCTCAACAAGGCCACGACGTCGGTGGCGGGCGTCGTGCAGCTGGCCACACCCAACGACGTGGTGGCAGGGTCCGATAACTCGCTCGTCGTCACACCCGTTACGTTCAAGGCTGGGATCGATGACCGGTTGGGTAGCGGTGCACCGACCAAGTTCGTCAAGCCGTTGCTGGCCGCAGTGGATGCAATAACGTTCCGCACAGGCCTCGGGCTAAAGAGCGCAGCACTCAAGGACACCGGCGCCAACAATGGACTGGATGCGGATCTGTTGGACGGTCAGGAAGGTGCGTTCTACCTCGATTGGAAGAACCTGGCAGGTGTGCCGGCGGCGTTTCCACCGGGAGAACACCAACATGCGATGGCCGAGGTGATCGGCCTTGCGGCGGCGCTGGCCAGCAAACTGGATGTGACATCGCGGTATTACCCCGGGCAGATCATTGTGACCGCGGCGACAACGGCGCCATCCAAAACACTGGTGTGCGATGGGACCGCGATTTCCCGTGCGCAGTATGCGGCACTGTTTGCGGCGATCGGCACCACCTACGGCGCGGGGGATGGCACCAACACGTTCAACATTCCGAATCTGCGCGAAGGCACGTCCGTCAGGGTGACGACCAAGCCGGCAAAGGTTGGTACGTATGATGCCGGCGCCCTCTTGTCGCATACCCATACCGCATCGGCCGCAGCGGTCGGCGATCACGCTCACAGCGTGACGTTGACCAATGCCGGATCTCACGCGCACGCCGCCAGCGCCGACGCGCAGGGCGATCACACGCACTACGCCTGGACCGATGGACAGGGCAATCACGCACACAGCGGTTCGACAGACGCGCAGGGTCAGCACTCGCACGTGACCCTCAATAACGTGTTTGGCGACGGATCGGGATCGAGTTACGTGGGTGGCGGCGGACCCGCCTTTCGTAGCGCACAACGCCAGACGAATGATGCGGGCAATCACGCGCATAACTTGTCTACCGATTGGCAGGGTAATCACGGTCACGCCATCGGTATGAATGGGCCTGGCAATCACTCGCACAACATCTACGTGGCGGCGGTGGGTGACCACAACCATAGCGTGAGCGTCGGCGGCGCCGGCAATCATACCCATACGCTAACCGTGGCCGCCGCAGGTGGCACGGACAACCTGCCTGCGGGTACCTACATGCTCCATTGCATCGCGTACTAAAGAGCGCATCTTATGCCCGATACCAAAAATCTACCCGCAACAAGGCGAGCCTTTACCTTCTGCAACAAGACCCGCGAATATCTGGGCGAACTGGAGGCCTACTTGTCGCCCCTCGAAGGTAGTTATCCGTTACCGAGCAATGCGGTCTTTGTGGAACCGGGGCCGGAACCGGGTCCGCTGAAAGCACGTCGCCTCTTACCCGATGGGTCAGCGTGGGAAGTCGTGGACGATTTTCGGTACATCATGCTGTGGGAGACGTCGACAGCGCGACCGGTAGCGAATGCACTCGCACTGGGGGAAACGCCTCCGGTAGGTACCACGCATCTCATGCCTCCGATCTATGACGCGAAGGAGTGCCAATGTGCGGTATGGGAAGAACACCTCAACGCCTGGGTTGCGGCGCCCGACTACAGCCGCAGTGCGCTATGGGTCAAAGCCACGGCACAACGCGCGTTGCCGCTTTCACCCGGCGCTGCACTCCCTGATACGTTGACGACGCTCCCGCCACCCACGGGCCGCTATGTGGCTGCGATCTGGAATGCGTCGACGTCTGCCTGGGATGCCATCCCCGACTATCGGGGCTTCACGTATTGGACGGAAGATGGCGTGCTTCACAGCATTGAACGACTGGGGGAGGAGCCACCCGGCGAAAACCTTTACCCTGTCAGAACATAAGGCAATTTTAACGTCCTGACGCTGGTTCAGCGAAGGTAGCGCTCGTATGCTTATGAGCCTGACTTGCCGCGTCGTCGAGGTGTGTCATGACGGTCACTCACTTGGCTAGCGTCATCCATTTCGAGATCGCCATGGAAAAGGGTGGCATCCATTCCTTCGAGATTACCGCGGATGAAATGCCGGAACTGAAGGCGCTTTCCGGACTCGATAACGGTGTGGAAGTGCCCTATACCCCTTCGTCGCATCGAAGCGTGTGGGAAAGCATTAGAAGGCGACTTGCAAGCCGAGGCGTTCGTTGCGTTTACAAACGCAAAGAGCCAGGAATCTATGTCGTCACTTGCACCATACCTTCCCCTGAAGACGCCGCGAGTCCGACGTTGATTGAGGACAGTCACCCACGTATCTCATCGGGCCAACGGTCAAACAGCTCCCATCCACGGCTGCGGTCATCCATTCAACGTTGATGCGAAGAACCTTGACGATCTCTGCCTATTTGGAGAGCGAGGCATGCACGTACAAGCGAACGCCATACGTCGTTCGCAAAAGTGCAGGATCGTTATGAACACGCGCATCGGATAAACGCAGCTCTCGCAAGCGCTGCGCATGAAATGGCTACATGCAACGCGTGGGCGAGCCCTCTCACAACGGTCGTTGTACCAAGCTCCCGGTACATCATCACGCGCTCGCCAGCGCGTATGCATCGTCGGCAGCATGCCGGCATGGATCCACTCGCCGACATCTCGCGCCTGCTGCAGAACCTACTGCGCTACGGCGTGGTCGCCTCCGTCGATCACGCTGCACGCCGCTGCACGGTTCGCAGCGGCGAGCTGATCACCAAGCCCCTGCGCTGGCTCACCTATCGCGCCGGTGATGCGCGCACCTGGTGGGCACCCAGCGAAGGCGAGCAAGTCATTCTCTTGTGCCCCGGCGGTGACACCGCACGCGGCACCGTACTTCCGGCGCTGTATGCCGACGAAGCTCCGGCGCCCGTTGATGGCGACACCGCGCACGTCACGCAGTACCCCGATGGTGCCGTGGTCAGCTATGCGCCCGAGCAACACGAACTTCGACTCGCACTACCGTCAGGCGGCAAAGTCATCCTGATGGCACCGGCGGGCGTGGAGATCACGGGCGACACCCGCATTACAGGCAAGCTTCACATCACCGACGATGTTTCGGTCGATGCCGGCATCAAGACCACCGACGACGTCGTGGCTGGAACCATTAGCCTGCAGCATCACCTGACGCAGGGCGTGCAGCCCGGCGTGTACCTGTCCGGTGAGCCGAAGTAACCATGCGCGGGATCGATGCCTACACCGGCAAGGCCCTTGAAGGGCTCGCGCACCTGCAGCAGTCCATCAGTGACATTCTGCAGACGCCCTATGGCACACGCGTAATGCGTCGCGAGTACGGCTCGCTGCTGCCGTACCTGATCGATCAGCCGTTCAACCCCGCCACCCGACTTCGTCTCTTTGCCGCCACCGCGACGGCGCTGATGCGCTGGGAACCGCGCGTGCAGTTGTCGCGCGTGACGATGCAACTCGGGGATGCGCCTGGCCAAGTCGTACTAATGCTCGGTGGCACGCGCATCGACACGCCCGTCGCCGTTCCTGTCTCCCTCACCGTCCCCCTGCAACTCAGCGCCGCCTCGTAACGGCCCATCTCAAGAGGAACCATCATGGCCCAGGATTATCACCACGGCGTCCGCGTGATCGAGGCGACCGACGGCACGCGAACGATCACCACCGTGTCGACCGCCGTCATTGGCCTGGTGGCGATCAGCGACGACGCCGACGCCGCCACGTTTCCGCTCGACACGCCCGTGCTGGTCACGGACATCAAAGCCGCCATCGGCAAAGCGGGCAGTCCCGGCAAAGGCACGCTGTACGCCGCGCTCAACGCGATTGATGCGCAAAGTAAGCCGATTGTGGTTGTGGTGCGCGCCGCCCAAGGCAAGGATGCGGCCGAGACCACCAGCAACGTGATCGGCACCACGACCGCCAATGGCCGGCTCACTGGCGCCCAAGCCTTGCTCGCCGCGCAAGCACGCCTGGGGGTGAAACCACGCATCATCGGCGCACCCGGGTTGGATACGCAGCCCGTCGGCATTGCGCTCGCCACGATCGCCAAGAAGCTGCGCGGCATGACGTACCTCAACGTGCCCGATGCCAAGAAAGTGGAGGACGTCATCGCCTACCGGGCGACCTTCAGCCAGCGCGAGGTCATGCTGATTTGGCCGAACTTCACCGCGTGGGATACGGCCACCAGCGCCACCGTGGAGGTGCCCTCGGCGGCTTATGCATTGGGCCTGCGCGCCGCTATCGATGAGACCCAAGGTTGGCAGAAGACGCTCTCCAACGTTGCCGTCAACGGCGTGACCGGTATCAGCGTGGACGTGAGCTGGGATCTGCAAGACCCGGCCACCGATGCCGGCCTGCTCAACCAGGCGGGCATCACCACCCTGGTCAACGCGCAGGGTTTTCGTTTCTGGGGCAACCGCACCTGCTCGGATGAGCCCAAGTTTGTGTTCGAGAGCGCGACCCGTACGGCGCAGGTGCTGGCTGACACGATCGCCGATGCGCACCTGTGGGCGGTCGACAAGTCGATGTATCCGAGCCTGGTCAAGGACATCCTCGAAGGCATCAACGCGAAGTTCCGCGAGCTGAAATCCGGCGGCTACGTGATCGGTGCCAGCGCCTGGTACGACGAGTCGGCCAACGCGGTCGCGTCGCTTGCCGGCGGCGATCTCTTCATCGACTACGACTACACGCCGGTGCCGCCACTGGAAGACCTCCAGCTCCGTCAGCGCATCACCGACCGCTACCTGGTCGATTTCGCGGCGTCGATCAACGCCTGACCCAGCGCGGCCGCGATGTCGGCCGCCGCTCCCTGCATCCCTAGAGGAACCCATCCATGGCTTTGCCGCGTAAGCTCAAGAACTTCAACCTCTTCAACAACGGCAACAACTACCTCGGCCAGATTGCCGAAATCACGCTGCCCAAACTCAGCCGCAAGATGGAAGAGTGGCGCGGCGGCGGCATGGACACCGGCGTCGAAGTCGATCTCGGCGGCGAGCTGATTACGCTGGAATGGACCGCCGGCGGCATCATGCTCGATGCGCTCAAGCAGTTCGGCATCACCAGCGCCATCGGTTGTCTGCTGCGTTTTGCCGGCGCGTACCAGCGCGATGACACCGGCACCACCGACGCGGTCGAAGTGGTGGTGCGCGGTCGCCACAAGGAAATCGATTTCGGTGCGGCCAAGCCCGCCGACAACACCCAGCACAAATTCACCACGAGCTGCGCCTATTACAAGCTCACGGTGAACGGCGAAGTGCTGATCGAGATCGATCCGCTCAACTTCATCTTCAACGTCGGCGGCATCGACCGCCTGGCCGACCAGCGCCGCGCCCTCGGCGTCTGATCGGCGTTCTCTTTCCACCCTTGGTCGCCGGCATCGCTCGGCGATCGCCTGACCTATCCCACTTCGGAGAGCCCCATGACTCAACCTCAAGACATTCCCGCCAGCGCATCGACCAGCGTCGTGACCGTCCCGCTGGATACCCCCATCATTCGCGGCGCGCAGACCATCGCGTCCGTGGATCTGCGCCGCCCCAAATCCGGCGAGCTGCGCGGCGTCAACTTGTCCGACCTGGCGCAACTGGATGTGGCGGCCCTGATCAAGGTACTGCCGCGCGTGTCGATGCCCACGCTCACCAGTGCCGACGTGGAGAGCCTGGACCCGAGCGATCTCATGAAACTGGGTAGCGAGGTCGTCGGTTTTTTGCTGCCTTCGCAGAAGCTGGCCTACCTCTCTGCGTAGAGGACGTCATGGCGGACATCGCGGTGGTGTTTCACTGGCCACCCACCGCGATGGCCGAGATGGCGCTCGATGAACTGATGGCCTGGCGCGAGCGCGCCCGGCAACGCAACGGTACGGAGTAGGTGTGGATCTCAAGCTGTCGGTCTTGCTGCAGACCCTGGACAAAGCCACGGCACCGCTCAAGAAGGTGCAGGAGGCCAGCAAGGCGGCGGCCGAGCAGCTGAAGAAAACCCGCGACACCTTGCGCCAGCTTGACGAGGTGCAGAAGAAAGCCGGTGAATTCCGCCGGCTCAAGCAGGGCACGCGGGACACCGCGGCGCGCATGAAGGATCTGCAGGCGCGTATCAACGCCGTCGCGCGCGCGATGCAGGCCTCGGACAAGCCCACGGCGGCGCTATCGCGGCAATTCAAGCGCCTGACGGCCGAGGCGCGCGACCTGAAGGGCAAGCACGCCGAACAGATCCACACCCTGCAGCAGCTTCGGGAGGGCCTCACTGCGGCGGGCGTGGACACGCGCAAGCTCGGTGCCGCCGAAGCACGGTTGCGCAGCGATGCCGCTGCGGCCACACGCACCATGGAACAACAGACGGCAGCGCTGCGTGCCCAGGGCGTGCAGGCGCAACGCCTGGTGGCGATGCGCGAACGCCTGGCACGCGGGCAAGCCATGGGCGCGAATCTCTCCATCGCGGGCTACACCACGATGCAGACGGGTCGACACTTGGTCGACCAGGTACAGCCGGCGATCCATGAAGCCAAGATTTACCAGACGAATCTCGCCCAACTGCGCGCGCAAGGCGTCAACGATGCCGATATCGCGCAGGCAGAGCGCTTCGCTCGCAACGACACCACGCGCGGCAGCTCCATCAACGACAAGATGGAGATCCTCAAGGACGCCAATTCGATCTTCCGTGACATGCATGAAGCCGTGCAGGTGGCGCCCTCGTTGCTCAAGGCCAAGTACACCTTCGAGGCCTTGATGGCCGAGCACGGCGAAGGCAGCGGCCACGGCCAGGACACCGTCAATCAACTGATCGACGCCATTCGTACCGGCGAGCTGCGCAATGCGACCACGACGCCGGAAGCGTTCCAGCACCTGCTCGACATGATGAGCCGCGCGTACGTCGGCTCGGGTGGCCTGGTCAAACCGTCCGACTATCTGGAAACGATGAAGGTCGGCGGTGTCGCCGCCAAGCTGATGGACGAGAAGGCGCTGTTCTTCGGTGCCATGCACACCATCCAGGAAATGGGTGGCATGCGCGCCGGTACCGGTTTTGCCTCGGCGTACCAGAACTGGGCGGCGGGGCGCAGCACGCAGCAGACCGCCGAAGCGCTGGCCCAGCTCGGCCTGGTCAACAAAGACGCGGTGAAGTACGGCAAGAACGGCCACATCACCAAGATGCTGCCGGGTGCGCTGAAGAACCAGGCGCTCTACGAGAGCAACCCGTTCGCCTACATGATGCAGGAGGTCATCCCGCGCCTGAATCCCACCGGTAAGCTCACCGACGAGCAGGTCGTGAGCAAGCTCAATGCGCTCTTCAGTGCGCGCAAAGGCGGTGATCTCTTTGCCGGCATGTTCATGCAGCGCGCGAACGTCCAGAAGCAGCTCGCTGCGGCCGACAAATTCGCCAGCCTCGATGAGAGCTACCGCATGACCGGTGACACCGCGGCCGGCCAGGAAGCGGATCTCCAGGCGCAGAAGCGCGACCTCTACCTCACCTTAGGCCGCCAACTGCTGCCGATGTACGTGGCGGGGCTGGAAAAGCTGGTCGTCGTGCTGAAAACGCTCACAGGCTGGGCACAGAAACACCCTGCCATCGCAAAGGGAATCACCCTGGTGGCAGGCAGCTTCGGCGTACTGATGGTCGCGGCCGGTGGCCTGATGGTGGTGCTGGGCGGCTTGATCGGTCAGTTCGCGTTGCTGCGCTTTGTCGTGGCGCGTGCGGGGTTGGCCGCACGCGGCGGCGCGGCAGCGGGCGGTGATGCGGCAGGGATCGGGCTGATCACGCGAATGGGTAGGCTCGCACGCGGCGTCTTTCCGGCGATCGCCGGCGGCGCTCGTGCGGCCATGTTGGCCATCACGGGTGTCAGTTGGCCGGTGTTGGCGTTGATCGCCGCGGTGACGGCGTTCGCGGTCGTCGTGTGGAAATACTGGGGACCGATCAAGGCGTTTTTCGTGGGGATTGGCCAGGGCTTGCGTGACGAACTGCAACCGGCGCTCTCGGCGCTTGGCACTGCACTCGTTCCGCTCAAGCCGGCGTGGGATGCAATCGCAGAAGCGTTGGGCGCGGTGTGGCGATGGATCACTGAATTGTTCACGCCGTTCCAGGCGACGTCCGAGCAGTTGGCCGGTGCGGCCGCTCACGGCATCACCTTCGGTCGTGTGCTCGGTGCGGCGCTGGCCGGCGTGGTCACGGCCATCACGTGGACGGTGCAGGCGTTTACCTGGCTGGGCACGGCTATGGGCGAATGCATCGGTTGGATCACGGTGAACTGGAGCGGCATCACCGAAGTGATCAAGCAACCCTTCGTCACGGCCTTTCGCTGGGTCAGCGAGAAGATCGATTGGCTGCTCGACAAGTGGCGGACGCTCAAAGCCTCGCTTGGCCAGGACAGCGATACCGCCACTACCCCTCGCAACTGGGAATGGAACGATGGCCGGGCACCGGCCGCAGGGCTGGCCTTTGATGATCGCCCGCCGCTCAAGGCCAGCGGTGCGGGCAGCACGATCACCAATACCTATGCGGTCACCGTACACGCGGCGCCGGGCGCCGATCCGCACGCCACCGCGCGTGCGGTGTCCGCGGAGCTCGATCGGCGCGAGCGCGCCAAGGCCGCGGCCAACCGTTCCCGTTTGAGTGATTCGGAGTAACGCATGTTGATGGCATTGGGCCAGTTCGTTTTTCAATTGCCGGATCTCGCGTACAACGAGCTGCACCGTTCGAGCGCATGGCGTCACCCGGGTAACAGTCGTGTCGGCGCCCGCGAGGGGCGTCAGTACGTCGGCCCGGGCGAGGACACCATTACCCTGAGCGGTGTCTTGGTGCCGGAGATCGCTGGCAAGCGATTGAGCCTCACCACCCTACGCAACATGGCCGACGCCGGCGATGCCTACGCACTGGTCGACGGTGTCGGTAACGTGCTGGGTGCCTGGGTGATCGATCACCTGCAGGAAGGTGCTACGCACTTCACGTGGGACGGTATTCCGCGTCGAACGGAATTCACGCTATCGCTTGCGCGCACGGACGACGGTCGTGTGCAAAGTGCGCCGCCGGGTAACCACGGCAACCTCGTGGGCACGGTGAACGATGGCAGCGGGATGCGCGGCTACGCATGAGCAGCAGCAATCCCCAGCCGCGCTGGAAGGTCCTGCTGGATGGTCGCGACCTGACCTCGGCCATGGCGCCGCGCCTGATGACGCTCAAAGTCAGCACGTGTCGGCAATACAGCGCCGACCAGCTCGATATCGAATTGAGCGATCACGACGGCAAGCTTGCTCTCCCGCCAACATCTGCCACGCTGCAAGTGTGGCTGGGTTGGGATGATACGGGCCTGACGGACATGGGCACGTTTTCGATCGACGAGCTGGAGCACGCCGGCGCGCCGGATCACCTCATCCTGCGCGGCCGCAGCGCTCATCTACGCGGTGATCTTCGGCGGCAGCGCGAGCAGAGCTATACCGATACGACGGTCGGAACCGTCATCAACCAGCTCGCTGGACGCAACGGACTCATGCCGCGCTGTCATGCCAGCCTTGCCGATGCTCCCGTTGATCATGTTGAGCAGACCAACGAAAGCGACATCAACTTTCTAACGCGACTAGGCAAGCACTACGACGCGGTGGCAACGATCAAGTCCGGTGCATTAATCTTTTGTCCCATCGGTCAGGGCACCACGGCGACGGGCAAGCCACTGCCCAGCGTGACGCTCGTACGTGCTGACGGTGATCAGCATCGCTATCACGCCGCGGATCGCGATGCGTACAGTGGTATTCGTGCGTTGTACGACGACGTGCGCACAGGCAAGACCGAGGCCGTGCTTGTTGGTGATGACAGCGGGCAAGGCGCAAAGACGTTGCGCACGATTTACGCCAGCAAGAGCAACGCACTGCGCGCGGCGCGAAGCGAATACCGACGACTGCTACGTGGTGTTGTAACGCTCGAATACACATTTGCTCGTGGGCGGCCAGACCTCTACCCGGAAATGCATGTTCGAGTACGCGGCTTCAAGCCAGAGATCGACAATACCGATTGGATCATCGTGCGCGCAGAGCATTCGCTCGACGGGCGAGGCCTGATTACGCGATTGGAGCTGGAATATCGCGCTGACGATAGTGCGACTGTTCGTGAACAGTGACGGTGTACCCAAGCAAGAAGACATAAAGATGTCATTTCTAGCAGGCGCTAATCGCCCTAGAATGGCACATCATCGTCGACTTCCTCTCTTCGCTGCGGCCAACTCCAGTGACCGCATAGCCGACATGCGCCAGTGTTCGAATTCATCCCGACGCCTCGACAGAATGGACAAACTAGCTCGTCTGATCTGCTGTTGGATGAGACCTGTTTGGTGCGGGCCACAATCTCCGCGGCAAAGTCCGCGTTTGCTTTCAGTAAGTTATCGTAGGTATCGTCCCTTCGGGTGTGATATCCGAAAAATTCGTAGTCAAGCTCTGTTTTCGAAAAATGCAAAGCGAACGCTAGTGCGCGGCCTACTATTCGATCCGCTTCTTGCTTGGTAGTTGTCCAAACATAGTGCTCGATTGCATTTCGAGTGCTCCGTAATGAACGAATTAAGTCGACATCCTGTGGAGAGAAGGCGAGGCCGCCTATGTTTACTAGTCGGTTTAAAGCTCCGTCTGAAGTGACGGTGCGTGCGGATAGGCTTGGATACTTATCAACGACCTCCCATATCAGTGCTGGATGCACACGCCTTAGTCGTTCCTTTAAAAGAAGCTCAACACCATGTGCGATTGCCTGTACGGCCTGCTTTAACCTTCTTGCATCGCTCTGCTCGCCTTCCCACGCAACAAGATCAATTGCCCGTTCAATAGAATCAGCGGCGTTGCCGAGTAGGTCGAACTCAATTGCAGACTTATTTTCCATTGTTCAAGCCGAGCATGCTGTGGCATCAAAAAAACGACATGTAAATGCGGATTAGGGTAAGAGAAGATATTGCTTTTACCAAGTATCCAGAATGGGGCGCCGTATTTTATGGACATCACCCACTGTTTCAAGCTGCTTTAAAATTGCCAAGTAGTCCGACTTTGTTCTCATTTGTGCGTATTGACTTTCTAGGCTTAGTGCCTCCTGTTCGGAGATATAAGTTCGAACAGCTCTCAGGTACTGATTAAATGTAGTCGCTACCAGGTTTTCTTCATTGAGCATCATTACCTGCACAACAACGAATGAGCTACAGAGGATCCCGATAAGAGATAAAATTTTTAGCTGCTTATTTAGCTGTTTATACCTGTGCTGCAAATATTCCGTATCATCCTCACTTGAAGCTGGAATATCTTCTGATACAGAAAATACTCTAAAAAACGGCCCGAACCGTCGTGAAATTGTGGCAAATCCGATGCCACTGATTGGTACCGCTACCATTAGGCTGCTCACCATTAAAAGTACCTGTATAGCCCCTGTTTCATGTAGTCCAGCCGATGCATTGGCATATATAGAATCTCGAACCGAACCGGCGCCAAAAGTAACGATATTAAGAAACCAACGTAGAGCAAACCCAACAGGAGTCTCTACTAAGCTCCAGAGCCCGCTACCCAGCGCGCCCAAAACAATTGATCCAACAATGCTAAGAAAAATCTTTCCTTTACTCATACGCCCCCCGCGTAAAAATCCTTAGTGGTTGATGTTACGCTGCAGGTCCGGTGGACGCGCGCAGACGAGCAAGACACAATTTTCCCCAAGTTCTACTGCTTGAGCATCTAATACAGCGTCCATTTCGCGCGCCAAAGGCACCACAAATCTTTTGCCATGTCACTGCTAGAAATGCTAGGTTGCCTACGATTTTCCACGCGCGGACACCCACTCGGCATATTCCGGCACCGCGCGGGCGAGCTGCATTTCCAGCCAGGCCTTTTCATCTTCATTGTGTGTGGCTGTCCAGTGCGACAGGAATCCCCCAATCCGCTGCATGCGTGGATCGTTGCCAGTCCCCTCGGTGATTGGAGCGGGGGCAGCATCCCCATGCATCGTGCCCGTCCCTAGCAGCAGCCAATCCAGACTGACGCCCTTGCGTTTTGCAAGGATCATGCATTCTTCGTAAGGCACCTTGTTCCGGGTTCGCCAGCCACTGACTGTGCTGCTTCCGTAGCTGAAATACTGCCCCAGCGCGATATCCGTTCGTACTCCGACCACTTCCTGCATCCGGTCAATGATCGGAGCTGCTTCAAATTCGGCCACGTCTCTCTCCCTTGTTTTGCGTAAATCCTGCATATCGCGTATTGCAATAACGCAATTTGCGTGTATTCTGCGAATTGTGTGACACATCGAGGCCATCGTACCCCATGCCGAGCATGCGCAAATCACCGGTTCGCTATTCCCCGAGAGGGGTCACCAAACAGGCCATCGCCCTGCGCCTGCTCGCCCCCGAGCGGCTCCGCCACGATGCCCACGTTCGGCGCAACGACTGCTCCAGCGCCGCCTTTGCCCGCCAGATGTACCTGCGCGGCCTGGAAAGCTACGAGCGCGCGACGGCTGTGTCGGCCTCCGCAGGGTGCATGAATACGGCGGCGGGAGTGAATCGCGCATGAGCCGTCATCCGCTCCATTCAGCCTCCGCAAGGCGCGAGAGTCGCTTCAGGGTGAAGTGTCCGCATTGCCTGAGCTTTGCTCGCGCGCGCAGCAGTGACCTCCTGACGCCGACGTACCGCGAGGTGCGCTTCGAGTGCCAGAACGACGCCTGCGGACACATCTGGGTGGCGGGGCTCGAAGCCATCCGCACGCTGTGTCCCAGCGATACGCCCAACCCAGCGATCGACATTCCCCTGGCTGCCGCACGGTCGGCAACCAGCACCACCCCGGCGAAAACCACGTCCGCCGGCTAACGCCCCGTTCCCACAACCCGGAGAGACTTCACCATGTCGCAGACCACGCTGCACGAGGTGGCCATCGGCTACCTGCTCACCCACCAGGCCGAACATCTCGCTCACGACCGGCACTATCTGATCGAACGCTGTGCAGAGCACTTGCAAGGCCATGGCGCCACCGTCGAGCGTGCGCACATCGTCGCGCTGCAGGCGCTTGGCGAAGTGGAGACCCGCGCCACCAAAGCGCACGTCGAGCTGACGCACTGCACGAGCTTCGCGGTGTTCGTGGTCGATCCCGTGACGCGTGCCCGTATCGCCTTCACCGCGGCCGATCTCATTCGTCTCGCTCGTGAGCACGCCTCACGCAACGAAAGCGCCGTGACGCGGCACTGAGGAGCGCGCATGACTTACGACCACAATCCTGCGCTCGCCAGTCACACCAGCGTTGCGCTGACGGATGGCCCCGTCGACATCACCACCAGCGCGTTTGCGAACACGCGACACCCGGTTGCCCTGCACGCCGGTCCCGTGGGCATGTATATGTCCCTGGAGCAGGCCGTTGCCTTGGGCAGTGCGTTGATCGCCGCCGCCCACCACTACCGCGCGGCGATGGCAGAATGCCAAGACCCCACGCCGTCGGTGGCGCCGTGAGCGTGGCGTCCGAGCAGGAGGCATTCGCACCGACGGATCGCATTCTGCGCCTGCCCACGGTGCGCGAGCGGTGCAGTCTGTCCGCCGCCACGATCTATCGCCGGATGGCAGCGGGTGACTTCCCGCGCGCGGTGAGTCTTGGCGGCAGGCGGATCGGTTGGCGCGAGAGTGCGATCAACGCCTGGATCGCGGCACGCAGCGAGGGCGTATGAACACGACGCTGCACCAAGCCGTCACGCGCCGCCTGTTGAAGGATTACGAGTTCAAGGACAAGGAAGGCACATGGCTGCGCGAAGGTCGCTGTCCGAATTGCGGCAAGAGGGAGCTGTACACCCGCGCAGAAAGTCCATGGGTCGTCCGATGCGGGCGGGAAAACAAATGCGGCTGGGAAGGGCACGTCAAGGATCTGTACGCGGACCTGTTCGAGAGCTGGTCGGATCGCTTCACCGTCACCGAGACGAACCCGCACGCGGCGGCGGATGCGTACCTCACCCACGCGCGCGGCTTCGACATCGCGCGCTTGCGTGGGTGCTACACACAGGAAAGCTATGTCGAACGCGAGTTGGATGCCAGTACGGCCACGGTGCGCTTCCCGCTGCCCGGTGGCGGGTATTGGGAACGCCTTATTGATCGCCCGCAGCGATTCGGCAAGAAGAAGGCCCGCTTCAATTACGGCAGTCAGCATGCGGGACACTGGTGGGCGCCGCCTGGGCTGGACCTCGCGACGGTCGACGAAGTGTGGATTGTGGAGGGCATCTTCGACGCCATTGCCTTGTGGCTGCATGGCGTCCCGGCGGTGGCGGCGCTCACCTGCAACAATTATCCCCGCCACGCGTTGGAGCAATTGGCCGCGTTGCGCGTAGGACGCCGCCCGACCCTGGTGTGGGCGCTCGATACCGACGGCACCGATAACGACGGCGCGGGGCAGCGGTATATCCGCAAGTGGGTGAAGCAGGCTCGTCAGCAAGGCTGGGACTGCAAGGCTGCGCAGATCAAGCAGACCAGTCGCGGCAAGATCGACTGGAACGACCTACATCAGCGTGACCGGCTCAGCGCCGAGGACATCAAGGCGTATCTGCACGAGGGTGCACTGCTCATTGCACGCACGCCGAGTGAAAAGGCGCTTCTGATCTATAACAAGGCGAGCAAAGCGGAATTTCCGTTCGAGTTCGGCAACCGGCTTTGGTGGTTCAAGCTCGATCTCGGCAAATACGCCAAGGCGCGCGAAGGCTTGGAAGACAAGGACAACGGCCTCACCGAGGACGAGATCAAGGATGCCGCGCTGCAGGAATGCAATGCGGTGACACCCATCAGCACCTGCTATCCCCGTGCGCTGTACTACCAGCGCAACGACGTGACCGACGAGAGTTGGTACTACTTCCGCGTGAACCTGCCGGATGATCGGCCTGCGGTGAAGAACACCTTCACCGGCGGCCAGATCATGGCCGCGGCCGAGTTTGGCAAGCGCCTGGCCAGCATCTGCGCCGGCGGCTTGTTCACCGGCAACACCGCGCAACTGATGCGCCTGATGGAAGACCAGCTTGCCGGCATCAAGACGGTGGAAACCATCGATTTCATCGGCTACAGCAAAGAGCACGGCGTCTATGTGCTGGGCGATGTCGCGGTGAAAGACGGTGTGCTGTATGAGCTCAACAGCGAGGATTATTTCCAGATCGGCAAGCTCAACATCAAGAGCTTGCTGCAATCGATGAAGTTGGAGATCAACGCCAACCGTGCGGACTACACCGACGCCTGGTTTGCGCATCTGTGGACCGCCTTCGGGGTCAAGGGGCTCATCACGCTGGCGTTCTGGTTGGGCAGTTTGTTTGCCGAGCAGATCCGCGCACGCGATAAGAGTTATCCCTTCCTGGAAGTGATCGGGGAGGCGGGTGCCGGCAAGACCACGATCATCGAATTCCTGTGGAAGCTGCTGGGCCGGCAGGATCAAGAAGGCATCGATCCTACCAAGAGCACCCTGGCGGGCCGCACACGCACGTTTGGGCAGGTAGGTAACCTGCCCATGGTGATGATCGAGGCGGACCGCTCCAACGGAGCCGACAAGCAGCACGCCAAGCAGTTCGACTGGGACGAGTTGAAGCCGCTGTACAACGGACGCATTGGCCGAGCGCGCGGCATCAAGAGCGCCGGCAACGAAACCTACGAGCCGCCGTTTCGCGGCAGCATTGTGATCAGCCAGAACGCCGTGGTGGATGCCAGCGATGCGGTGCTCCAGCGCATTGTGCATTTGAAGTTCGACAAGAGCGGCCACAGTGCCGAAGGCAGTGCCTCGGGCAAGGCGCTGGAAAACTGGCCGATCGAACAGGTGAGCGGGTTCATTCTGGCGGCAGTGCGCCGCGAAACGAAGATCCTCGCCACGATGGCCGAGTTTGCGCCGGGCTACGAAGCGATGCTCAAGGCGCACCCGAACCTCAAGAGCGTGCGCATCTGCAAGAACCACGCGCAGATCATGGCGCTGGTCGACGCACTGGAGCACGTGGTGCCGATCACGGCCGACCAGAAGCGCGCGGCGTTCGACGCGCTCACGCAGATGGCGGTGGATCGTCAGCAGGCGATCAATGCCGATCATCCGATCGTGCAGGAATTTTGGGAGCTGTTCGACCACCTCAACGAAACCGACCAAGGCGAAAAGCTCAATCACAGCCGTGACGATGAGCTGATTGCGGTGAGCCTGCCGGAATTTCAGAGCCGCGCTACACAGTTTGGGTTACGCGTACCGGCACACAGCGATCTCAAACGACTGCTACCGGAAAGCCGCGCACGCCAGTTTCAGGCGTATCGCACTGTTAATAGCGCCATCCGCATTGTCGATGGTCGCGGTGTATCGGTGAAGTGCTGGGTGTTTCGTCGCGAGCGCGCAGCGGCGGTTAAGCAGTGACGTATGTATCGGCGCTCAACGTCGCTACACAATATGTGAACAAGTGATCCACACGCTTGTCTTCATGGGCCAACGCGGCCTCGCCTGATATCCTTCATCGTAAAATTTTTCGTGGCGAAGTCGCCGTCGGAACGACGCGCGGATCGCCCAGCCGTTTTAGTCAAAACAGGGAATACGATGATCATGATGGCTCACCATCTCACGGAGTTGATCACGCCGGTCGCGGAACTGATTCGCCATGTCGAAGCACTTCGGCAGCGCATCGACGCGCTCGACGCTGCATCGACGGGCATTACCGAGGGTATGCGTCAGAATGTGCTGCAGCCGGACGCTGTGTACCAGCTTCTGGACATGATCAGCTCGGATCTTAAGAGTCGCGCTGATCTACTGTTACAACTACTAGCCACCAAGTGATCTACTGTGGGCGCCGAGAACTATCGGCGCCCACAATTACGCTGCCTTGCGGTTAAGAATTGCATCGGCACCTCCCTCACCTCGCAGCTTGTCGAGATAATCGGCCCACGCTTGCATCATTTCTCGACGCTCTTTCAGGTACTGGGCTTTGTTGTAGATGTCCCGTATGGCGTTTTTGTCTTTGTGAGCAAGTTGTCGCTCAATCGCATCCTCGGCCCACCCTGCCTCGTTGAGCGCCGTGCTGGCCATATGGCGCAAGCCATGTTGGACGATCTCTCCTTTAAAACCCAATCGAGCGAATGCCGCATTGATTGTGTTCTCCGACATGGGACGTTTGGCACTTCGCTCGCCTGGAAACACGAAGCGTCCCGCGCCAGTAAGGCCGTGTAGTTCCTTTAGGATGGCTACCGCCTGGCGGCTTAGGGGCACAACATGGTCCTCAGCAACGGCTTTATGCGCCTTGCGAGCCTTCAGACGACTGCCCGGCACCAACCACTCCCCTTTCTTCAAATCAAACTCAGCCCATTCAGCCCAACGGAGTTCTCCTGGCCGGGTGAAAACCATCGGGGCTAGCTTCAACGCTGCACGGGTGATGTATGTGCCGGTGTAAGTATCGATCGCGCGCAGTAGCTCGCCGATACGATCAGGATCCGTGATCGTAGGAAAATTGCGTTTCATGGGCATCGGCAGCGCTCCCTGCAAATCAGCCGCCCAATCACGTTCGGCACGGCCGTCGATGATGGCGTACCGGAAAATCTGACTCAGATGGCGCCGAATACGGTGAGCCGTCTCCAGCGTTCCACGTTCAGCAATACGCTTTAACGCACCCAAAAGCTCGAGCGCCGTTATGCTCTTGATCGGTCGCTCCCCCAGCCAGGGAAATACGTCGTTTTCGAGGCGAAGCTGGACCTTGGCCGTGTAGGTTTCAGCCCATTCCCGCCTTTTCAGCTCTATCCATTCCAGGGCGACGGCCTTAAGACTGTTTTCTACTGAGAGTTGTTGGGTCAGCTTCTGGACCTTGCGCTGGGCGCTGGGATCAATCCCGTTGGCCAACAATCTGCGCGCCTCATCGGTCGCGGTGCGCGCTTCGAGCAGGCTCACTTCGGGGAATACACCGAGCCCGAGCATTTTTTGCTTGCCGGCATAGCGGTATTTCAAGCGCCAATACTTCGCCCCTGTCGGCTCCACCTGCAAATAGAGTCCTTTGCCTGCTGCGAGCCTATAACTCTTGTCGCGCGCCTTTGCATTGCGCACTGCCAGCACTGTCAGTTCCGCCAT